GGGGCAGTGGGGGGGGGATGTTGCGTAAACGTAGGGAACAGCGGATGATTGCGCGCTCGCCGAAGCAGCAGGTGAGACAGATGGCAACTACTCCAAAGGTGCCATTGCAGGATTCAGGAGTTGCTAATCGAAGACAACTTGTTCAGGCGCAAGCGAGTATGGCCCAACAGAATGTACAGGCGCAGCAAGGTCAACGGAGGATGAGCCAAACGCAACAACTTAGGAAGAGGAAGCGGGCGTCAATGGGATTGGCACAGTCTGCAATGCGGAACCCAGCGGAGGCGGTGTGACAACCCTTGACATCTTGCGGAAATTTGGAACGTGTGCCTCGGAGATAGTAGAGGCAACGCAAACAGAACGCGGCGAGAGTCGCCTTGAGGAAGGAGAAACAGATGGACACACCAGAGGGCATTCCTGCCCCGATTATGCAGTCGAGCACCGAGGTCATGCTACCCGATTCGGAAACCCCAGTCACGGTCAAGGTGGGCCAAGTGGACGAGGGGGTTCAAACATTGTCGAAGGCAGAGTTCCAGAAAGCCAGCGCGATCCAAAAGGCCCGGGACAGAGCGATGGAGGAAAAGGAAAACGGGCAGAAGGCGCATCCGAACACCGCGCCCGCCTCGCCCCTGAACCTGGCGATCGCACCCTCCCCACCGTCCGCAAACGCCGCGCCGCCAAGTGGGAAACCATCCCCGGCACGTCCGACCACCTCGGTCCCTAAGTCGGTGGCCAAAAGACCAAAGACCAAAGCGGTTGTGAAGGACCCCCGTTTCGATAAGTTGGAGTCTCGAATTGCGGAGATGGAAGAGGGCCAGGCCCTCGTCGCGCGCGGGATGAACAAGGTAATCGAAATGCTTGCCGCCCGCGACCTTCGTGAGTCCTCCGCCCAACGAGACCTCCACATCGCGCCCGGTCAACCGATCGGCCTCCAGGACGCGGACCCCGCCCAGATTGCGGGAGGGGAGGAAGAAGAAGTAACTGATGCCGCCCCGCGGCACACTGAGGACTTTGGGGGCCTCTCGATTACGGAAGAGGGGACGGATGAAGATATTGGAATTGGGAGGGTTGAGGAGAGCGAAGAGTGTCCTGCGGAGCAGTCCGGAGTCTTTGCTTCTGGCGAGGATGTGGACTCTTTGGAAGCGGGTGACCTACATATCGCGCGGCTACAGGCGCATATTGCCAGAAAGAATCCGCTGAAAGACTTTCGGAGGTTTTGGGCGAGCGTCCTGCCTCGCGCCGGGTTCACTGAGTGGCCGATCGAAATGCAGACGCGGTTTACTGAGACGTTCAACAACACGGTGCGCCACCCGAAGTTGTTGTACCAAGTTCGGCGTTGCATGTTGAAGATGCGCAACGGGCAGTGCATAGGTGAGGAGCAGATGTACAAGGCTGTGCTGATGCTCGCGGGACACTGCGTGTTGTACTCAATTATCACTGAGGAGGGGTAGTGCCAGCGATATTTGCTGACTCCCCGATTTTTCCGCGACCCGCGGACTACCATGACTTGACCTTGGAGGGTCAAAGGCTGGCGCGGGTCAACGCGGTAAGCCTAGGCGGTACTCCCGATCTTGAGGTTACTTCGTGGGACTACTTTCGGCATTATTATTTAGTTCCCCCTGACTCGGGATTCTATGCTGATGGATTCGTTGAATCTCCGCAATCGCATTCGCAGTGGGTCAGAGATTGGTACACGTACCCCCGCCTGGTTACCGCTTGTCCGCGTGGTACGTGCAAAACCACAATCAATTTGGAGGACATACTCCGTAATCTCGTATCTCGAAAGCATTGGCAGTGTGCCCTCTTTCTGAGCACGCGGGACTTTTGTACGGACAGGCTAGGGCGTATTGCGGGGCAGCTTGAGCACAACGAACGCATCGTTGATGATTTTGGGAAGTTGAAGCCTAAAAAGGGGTCGGGTACGTGGAACCGCGGCTCCGTTCTGGAAACGACCACTGGGTGCAAAGTTGCGGCTAAGCCGATTAAGGGAGCGAGCTTGGGTACCCGTCCGTCGGGTCTTATCGTGCTCGACGATGTGGAGAAGTCCAAGGATCAGGTAGTCAATCCGGCCAATGAGAGGCAAGGGTTTCATAATTTCTTCTTTAATGGGTTGCTACCGATGGCCCGGACGCCTGGTTCTATTGTGCCAATGCGTGTCATCGGGACCTTGTACTCGCGCCAGATGTTCATCTACTGGTTATACTCCACGCAGGACCCCAAGGTTAAGGATTTTTTCCATCGCACGTTGATGGATATTTACGACCTTGATTGGTCTGCTATGGGACCTGAATGGATCGAAGCCGAAAAGCTCAAGCTCGGCCCCGCCGCGTTTTCCGCACAGTGCCTCAACAAACCGAGTACGGAGGATGAGGCGTTGTTGAAGATGCACCCGCAACTTACCACCTACTATCTGGACGAACGCGATCAGGCTGCCTCTGAACGTCCGCTACATTCAAATGCCAAAGTTGTCACACATCAGGTTGCGGGATTTGAAGAGCCGCCACCCGTGACCGATGGAACCGTGTCTGCTCCACTGCCAAAGATACGTAAGCTGACTCGTTCGTTCGCAGACGTTGTTGGTCGCATGTACAGGTTCATCACGGTAGACTACGCGCCCACAATTAACGAACTCTCGGATTTTAGCGCAGTTCATGTGCTAGGCCTCGAATCTTCTGATGAGCATCCTAACACATTGTACTCCCTTGATGCGTGGTTAGGCAAGGCCCAACGCTCGGAAGTTGTAAAAATAATCGGGGAACTTGCGGTGAAGTGGAAGGTGTACGTTATCGGAATTGAAGCGTACCCGTTGCAAATGGAGGTGTACGAGAGGTTTCATCTGGACATTCAGCCGATGCTTGAGGCTGCGTGTGGCGAGGGAGAAACGCATACGATGCCTGCTGTGATTCCGATAAAGTTCCCAACGACGTTGAGCAAGGCGGAGAAGATTAAGGGAATGCAGTGGCGGTTCGACCAGTATCGCGTAAAGATTCCGAGCGACCGCGGGAACGAAGTGGCGTATCGAGAGCTTTGGAATCAGATAGCGCTTTTCACAAATGACATGGGGTTGCTTGAACATGACGATATTCTTGACACTCTGGCAATGCATCAGCAAATTGCTAAGGGGGCAGCCCCCATTGCAATTTCGGTGGCGAAGGACCTCGATCCCGAAGAGCAACTGCGGAGGGGGAACCTCTACGACCCCGACACGGGCGAGTCAAATATCGGAGCCCTAGCAGCGTGCGGGAGATTGACGGAGGGGGCCTGGGCAGAGGCGCAGAGGGCGATTGAGGATGAAATGCGGGCAGAGGGCGAGTGGGACTACATCAATGGGGTGTAGGCTACTGGATTCCGGACCTTGAGGCGCCTATAATCAAGGGCGCAGGAACGCGTGAGGAGACCTACCATGTGGTGGAGAAAGAGACCAAGCAGCAATGCTGAATCGGACCCGGCGGTTAAGGCAATGTTTAAGCGTGTGGAAGGATGCCTGTTGTCGTTAGCGCGCTCTCAAAAGACGCTTGCCGCAGAACTGTGTGAGCTACGAAAGTTGCAGGGCCAACCGGGGCGCAGGTCGCAGGTGGAGGAGTTGCTTCCGGTACTGGATCGGATGCACGAGATTGCCTTGGTTGCAATGGGCCATCCTGACCTTGCGCAGCAATTCGGCCTGACGTCACGGCAGCGGGAAAATGAACAACAACCGGAAGCTGAGACGGAGTGGGAAACACCGCCGGATGAGTTTGATGGATTGACCCATGAGTAGGTACGAACTTCCTGAAAATGAAGAGCATCTGGCGCAGAGTCTCGATTCGGAGATGATGTCGTCTGAGACCGAGATGAATCTGAATAAGATTTCGTGGTCGATCATCGACGGGTACTTACGCGGTGCGCGGAAGTTCAACGTGGTCGATCGGTTTCAGGGACGCGTGCAAATTGGGTACGAGCATCTTCGCGGGGACGTGCTCTATCGGCACGAAGATATTGTGCGTAGGTACCTCATCGAAGTTGGGCGCTGGTTGCGTTCGGACTTGTCTCCGGCCGTCAAGCGGAGTGGCGAGTCGCTGGGGGACATGCGGAATGCGGCCATTGCGAATGCAGTGTTGCAGGCACGTGTGGCCAGTATTGATACGCGGAAGTTGAGGACACAACTTGTCATTCCGTATATTAAGTACGGGATTGTAGGAGTTGCACACCATGAGACCACTGATCCTCTCCATCCCGACCATATCGAGATCGTACCCGCTCGACAACTACGTGGCCTCCCCGCTTTTGCTGAGGGTAGCGAGTCCCTACAGGGAGTGGGTCGCAAGAGGTGGGTTCCGTATGATTGGCTGAGGGAGAGAGTCAAGAAAATGTACAAGGTGGACCTCGATAAGTACGAGATCGAGTCTGAATTGAGGGGGCAACGGATTACGTGGGGGACTAGCCCACCCGGGGTCAACATGTGGCATGATGAGACGGGGTTGCCGTCTGGGTACAAGCGCGCGCAACTCAATACGCTGGAGCCGATTGAAACGACGATCGGGAAGATTACTCGGACGGAGTTCGATAAGGACATCAACCGGGACGGCCGGTACTACGTGTCGATGGAGGAGATATACCCATACCGCGATGACTCAGCGTATGCGGCTCGGTACATTTTGAAGGTGGGTAAAGAGATCATCTTCCAGGAGGATTATGAGGCGACTAACCAACGCGTGGTATGCCCCTTGCAGGTGGCCCGGTACTCTGACACCGGGGCTTTCTTCTCTCGCGGGTTTGTGGCTCCGCTCATTCCAGCGAATGACCAGTTTGAGAAAATGATTGCGTCGGTTGCTCGGAACATCCGTGAGCTAGACACGTTCGGGACGTTGATGGTTTCGGGTGGGATGAACATTGACTTAAAGACGTGGAACAAGCCGGGTCCCCGTCCCCGGGTGGACAAGTACAACATAGACCCGCTTGCACCAAACGCGCAGCCATTCCTGTTGCAACCGGCTAACACGGGAACCATGCCGGTAAAGTTTGCTGAGTTCATGCGAACAGTGACGGAGAGCATTGCGGGACAAGGACCATTCTATGACGGACAAGCTGCTGGTCGTATGGACTCGGCTGCGGGGCATGGGTTTCTGTTCAACGCTGGAAACGTGGGGCTTGGTTTACCTAGCCATAATTTGGCGGACGCTCTGTCCGCGATCTACAGTCGTGTTCTCCAGGTAGCAAGGAGCGGATTGCGTGAAGGTGAAACGATTAAACTGGCTACAATCGACGAAAATCTCGCAGGAGTGGTATTTGACCCTGAAACCGGTCGCGCATCTTTGGCAAAAAATCCTGTGCCGCATCCCTGGGAGGTTAAGGTTGACGTCAAAGATCGGACGCCCTCTGATCCCGATCTCAGAAAGCGTGAGTTAGCAGAATTACACGCTGGTGGGTTGCTGGGTGCAACACCGGAAGAGGCGTACCTGCAATACTGGATTACTGTGTTTGAGGAAAACCTCGATGTCATTGGTGGCCCAAAGGACATCTTCGAGACTTGGCGCAAAGCAATCTGGCAGATCATCTTGTTGTTCAACGACGGTGAGACTCCTGGACCCGTGGAGTTCGGTGAGCATACGCAAAATCCAAGCGTGCAACTCCTCGCTCTCAGCCGGTTTATGAACAAGATTGAGTTTGCGTTGGCAACGGATGAAGTTCAGCGCGAGTTTGAGCTTTGGAAGGAAGCGCTTGAGCGGATGACAGGGACGTTCCCGCTAGGGCTAGGTGCGCCGGAGGACGTGGCGGAGCAAGCGATTCCAGGTATTGAACAACAGATGAACCCGGAGCAGGGTGGTACAGGTGCGTCCCCTGAGTTGCAGTTGGCGGAGTTGGGTTCCGAAGGAGCGTTGTAGGATCGGGAGCGCATTATGAAATGGGACGACTTGGTAATTAGTCCACACCGGGTTAAGGTAACCACGTCCGACTTGGGGGATGATACCTTTGGGGAGGCGGACTATAAGACGAGTGTTATTCGTATGGACAGGGACCTGGGACAATCCCAGATGGTGGAGACGATGTTTCACGAAATCACGCACCTGTTGTTATGGGGGCTGCCGTTATCATCGGAACATGATGAGCTTGTTGCATGTGTTATGGGCAAGGGACTAGCGTCCTTTGTAAGAGACAACCCAACGTGGGTACACCGATTCTTGAAAATCTTCAAAGAGGAGGATTAAAAATGGCAGACGAAGAGACTACAACACCAGTTGAAGGACCCCCCTCAGAGAACGCCCTGGACCTGAGCCCAACTATGAGCACAGCCCCCCCTGCTGCGGCCCCCGCTCCTGCTGCACCGGCTCCTGCCCCTGCCCCTGCAAAGGCAGACAGTGTTGCTGGCCCGGGGGCACCAGCGGCGTCCCCTAGCGCGGGAGACAAGGCTGGAGATGCGGGTAAGGAGGCCACTCCGGCTGCTGATGAGCCGAAGGGTGGCGTGGACGACTTGTTGGATCAGTTACGCAACCTGCCGGTGAGTGAGGTTGACGAGTTGCTTGACGCAATAGAGCGTGAGACGGGCACGCCCGATGATCCCGACGATGATGATGACGATGACGCGGATATGGCGATTGATGACTCCTCCGTGTCGCGTAAGGGGCCGGTGCGGTACAGCGAGGTCGAGCCGGGGATGCAGAAAGCAATTGCTGCGGTTCACAACCACATGATGGAGGAGTCGGTTAAACAGGCACTTGACTCCGACGAGAGTTTGTCCTATAATATGAAGGTTCTCGGTGCAAAGGCGCGAGAGTCTGTCGTTTCCATCCTCAAAGACCAGATGGAGCGTCAGATTGAAGCGGAAGGCGACAACTTCGACTATAACTGGGCGCGGGTTGCCCAGGCTGCGTTGAAGAAGGCAGTGCCGATCGTCGCGCCGTTTTTTGAGCGTCCAACGCCGGTTGCCGGGATGGGGCCGGGCCGAGGGTCCGATAGCTTTGTCGCGCAGCCCGCAAAGGAGCCGACCCGAGTTCCTGCGTACGCTGACGCAGAGGACTACGCGGCGTACATCGCGCAAAAGATGGCGTTCAATGCGAGCGCGGCTGAAAGAGAAACCCAGGGGCAAGTTCCGGGAGTTTAGGGAGCTTGGAGTTTGAGCCGCCAAGTGTTGGCGACCGAAATAGCGAAGTGCGATGTCCTGTGTGCTAATTGCCACCGGATTCATCATCGCGCTACTGAGGGGAATGAGAAACCCCGAACATAGCTCCTGGGCTATCCAGGGCCGAGACTTGTAAATGGCCAGTACAACTATTGCAGAGAGTACCCTT